TTTTCCAAATCCGAATGGGCACTTACCCTTCTTTTCTTGCGCTTCCATTTTATCATAGATGGCTTTCTCTTTAGTCCATCTATTATTTCTAACACCTTCATAATACATTGACAAATCTGGTGGGATTGTATTTTTATTCATCCACTCTTTCATTTCGACAAAATGACATTTCCATTCAACTTCTTTTTCAGTTAATGGCACAATATGAATTAGTGGTGTTCCTGCTCTCAGAATAAAATTCTCTGCACTCTTTTTAATAAATAGATTGATATTACTTTGGCACTGCTCATCGTAATATGTTAGTCCTGGAGGTACAATGATCTTATCATTAAGACCATGCTCTTCTAGGTTGTATACTGCTGGCATCCAAATAAATTTTATACCAGTCTTTTCTACCATGTTCCAAACAGAACCAAACTTAACATGATGAAAATCATCAAACAATGGGTTGTATTGAATCTTCTCATGTTGAACGACACGATCTGCCCACTGAGGATCAGTTACTCCCAAAGCACTTTCACCCTTTGTATATGACTGTGGTTGAGTCACGTAGTCCATCCATAAAGGCATTATTGCACCTTTAGTGTATAGTCCATTAATACCAGTACACTTTTTAATACTGGGAGATTCAATTGTTACGTTGGTTTGTCTATCCTTTACAGGTATAGCAGGAGCCATCTTTTTAATGGTCTCTGGATAAAACAAAACAGCTTTTCTAATTTTATACAGTTCAAAGGCTGCACGAGAGTAAGTGAAACAATCAACAGTTATCTTACTCTTTTTAAATTTAAAAATCATTTTGCGTCTAATTCCAATGTGATTTTGTCCAATTCTGCAACTGGATCCCATTCCTTATATTCTTCTGCAAGTCCACGCCATTGGGTAACTTTAATGTCATCACCATCCCAACGTGCCCACTTCTCACCATCCCAGTTACAGTACTGAGGATATGGCCATGCCTTAGTGGTTACTTCATAACGACCAACATACGCTGGTTTAACTTTCTTATCAAACCAATCTGTTCGATCCAACTCAGCAATCTGCTCTTCGTATTGCTCTTCTTCATAACGATCACACTCATCCATTAGACCACCAAAGTCGATCAATTCATCTGGAAGATTTTCAATCGATGCACGATCTGTGATGTCATATTCATAATAGTCATCAAAACCATCTAGGAATCTTCCAACAAAGACCATTCCAGGTTCATGGTACAGTGCACTGACAGACCATCCTTCTTCCTCGAGGAATTCATACAGAGTAGTTGGAGGTGACCATGCAGAGTCAAAATTGATACGAATGCAGTTATCTTCGTATCGTTCCCAGTCTTGAATAGAAACATCCCACTTTGTACCCCAGTTGTCAACAGACCAAGCATAGTCCCATGCACCTGCTGGGTTGGGGCGCAGATGATTCAGTGGTTCTGGTTTTTCTTTTTGTAGTTCTGCTTCAAGAGCATCAATTTTAGTGATGTCTTCATTTCGAAGTTCAACAGTGTTATAGCACCAATTAGGCATAATATATCTCCATTCTATAAAGGTAATTTCGGAAACTCGGAAAACTCAACAACTTTAATCCCACACTTTTCATATCTATCAGACGCTTCCTGTATTGTCTTAGCAGTTTTCTTTCCAGAGTTTTTCAACTTTAAATCTTCTGCATGAGTGACAATAGTTGCTTTGTTATACTTTAACAAATAATTTTTAACAGCCTGAACGCTCTTGAATTCTTTCTGCATTACTTTAGACTTTAAGATTCCAAGAGGATATTCATGCTCAACTGTAAACATTCTTCGTTTACAATTACTTTCATATCCTTTTCTTCTTTGCCTAACAGTTCTGGCAAGACTACCATCTTTGTTATAAATCTTTGCATTCCAAAATAACTCAAGTGCTGTTTGACTCCACCAAACACCTTTGCTTAAAACATACTCACTTGTATGAGTTACACTCGGCACATCACAACTTAAAGCATCAGAACAAAGACGTGCGTCGATATCTATCGCTTTCTTTTTAGATGTTATTGAGATGTCAATAAATTGTATGTCATATATTCTTTTGGCAAAACAATTAAGAATTTCATTAACTTCAGGTCTCATTTAACTTCGCTTTGATTCTCTTAGTTACTGCAAATGCTTCGGGCATGCCCTCTGCTTCCATAATATCATCATAAAATTCATCTTTGGCTTCTTGTATCATCACAGCAACTTTCATACAGTCCTCTGCTGACATAGAGTTTAGAAGCATTGTAAATTCATCATCTTTAAGAGACATTAAAAATAGTAGGAAGTCTTTGTCTTCTGGTTTAAGATGTTGCACTTTCTTTAACTTTCTTAGGGAGTGGTGGGATAAATCCAGCATCACTGACTAATTTCCTAGTAATCTTAGGATACAATTTATGTAAAGTCTGGTCTTTAGCTGCAATAATAATCTTTGCTTCTTCTTCCTTTAATCCTTCGATAAAAGAAATGAATAGACTCTCACGCTTTAGTGGTTTAAGATCTGCACGACAAAAGATATAAAGTTTTTTCATCTCGCTGAACAGATTCGTTGGGGTCATACCAAGAGGTTCTGGAGCAGGAGTGTATGGTGGCGTACCTTCTGGAAGAATCATTTTCTTTTCTGGTAGAAAAGCATACTCAAACAGAATCTTTAATGGAACATCAGTCTTGTAGTTCTCAATCGCCTTAGGATTTTCTTGAATCTCCTGAAGGATGTGCACAATATATTTTCTCATTTAGAATTCCTCAATCTCATCTAATAAAAGTCGGCAACGATGTTCCATGAGGTAGTTCATGATTGACATTTTGTCACCTGTAGGTTTACTACTTAGGTACTCTGCGATAATGTCTGACCTAATTTGTTCAGGGATGTGTTGGAAGTCTACGAGTGTAGAGTTGCGATGCCAGTTACGTCGTTCTTCGTCATTCTTGCATGCAATGAATCCATTGTCAATGAATTCTTGAAGTCGTTTTGCGCTGACTGGCTTTTGCCTGTCACCAGAAGAGAAGATGTCATCTCGGCTAAGAACATTTGGAACGCCATCACCTGCATCACCCTTGACGATATGTTCGATTTTATACTCAATGATTTCTCGTTGAGTTGCAGTAATGTATTTCTTCTGCATCGGAGACCACTGTCTTACTGTAGGATATAGTTGCAATTGTTTGAAGTCTTTATCAGAAGAAAGGATAAGAATCTTCTGAGGTTCTTCAACCAATCCTTCTTGAACCAATTGATTGCTCTGAGCCCACTCAGTTAATACTGCAATAATGTCATCGGCTTCACAGCGATCAAGATGCATCACACGATACGGAAAATGCTTGGCGATGTCTTGACGCATTTCATTCAACGTGTCAAAGATCAAGTGCCAATCCAAGTCAGATGCCTCACGTGTTTTCTTTCTTCCATCCTTATAATATTGGAAGAATTCTCTACGCCAGTACTTACGACCATCACAGCAGATGATGACTTCTCCATATTCCTTGCCATACTTTTTCTTGTATGACTTAATAGTGGACAGTGTCACATGGCGAATCAGGTTTTTAATCTCAGACTCAGTACCCTTCAACTCTCGTTGGAATGTTAGGATAGCACTAAGAGCAACCTGTGAATAATCAATTAGAATCATTTTATTTTCTCACTTTGTCGGCAGAATACTGACCAACATCTTTTCGTTCAACATATTTACCACCACCATTTGGGTCTTGCACCCATTGCTTATCATCAATCCTTGTTAGGAATATAGAATTACAATATCTTCCATCACCACTATACTTGGGCATATCTTGTTCAGATTCTAATTTTGATACTTCATGCCATGTGTTAGAAGTAATAAGAACTACTCTATTATCCACGACTTCGATTGTTGCTTTCTTTTCACTGTTATAAGAATGTAAAATTATTTCACCACCTTTAAACTTTTTAGGTTGAGTGTGAAAATAACTAAGCATCGTATAAAAAGATGCATCCACATGCGAACCATAGTAGTCAGCATTCTGATAGTAAGACAATAGATGAGATCTGTGATTACAATAAAAAAGAGTTTTATACAGTTGATTGTGAGACATTAAACCATCGTGAAACTCTGTTGTGTTCATTTGATGAACAGAAGAAGAAATTAACGCTGAGTGTCTCCAATTCAGAAAAACAGATTCAAGAAAGATGCCACTCTTGGATGCCACTGCACCATATTCATTCTCTGCAGTGTTTAGATCTTCCTCTTTAACCAATACACTTTCTTTGGTTAGCCATTTTAACTCAGTGTGTATATTCTTTAATTGTTCTTCAGTGAAGAAATTATCAATGACGACAGCATTAATACCTTCGTCGATATATGTAAAATCCATTAAAATGC